CAGGTACCGCTTATCAAGAGTTTAATAATATGGTTGTAGGTACTATTCGTTCGAGAGGTATATCACTTTACACTAATAGTAGTACTAGTGAAAACCACGGACCTGTTTACCAAGTAAATGGTCTCACAGATTTACAATTAGTTTGTTCCGGACAATATTCAGGAATAACTAAATCCCCATTTGCAACTTTTTTGTTATCGGGAGTTACTAATGATAATGATGTTTTCACTTTTGAAACTTCTTTACTTTCATCTTCCTCAAAATATATAACTAAAGTATTAGGTGTTGATAATTTTGGTAAATCAAGATTTGAAGTTCCAATTTATGTTGAGGAGGCATATCAAGGATCTTTAAATTACGCATATAATCAAGGGTATATTAGAGGTCTCTCTTGTGATTTGATTGCGTTACCGGGAGCAAGAAGTCAGAACACATCATCAATTGCATATAATTTGGAGAGATATCAATCACCTGAAACCCCTTATTTAGTTTCAGAGTTGAGAGGTAATAAGGTATATAATTTGTTTAAATTTATATCAATCTCTGATGGGGATGATGCAAACTTTGAAGTTAAAGTATCAATTGCAAATCTCTCTTTTAATAGTATGTCTTTTGATGTATTAGTAAGAAACTTCTTTGACACTGATGCAAATCCCGTTGTAATTGAGAAATTTACAAATTGTAATATGGACCCAGCATCAAATAACTTTATTGCAAAAAAAATAGGTTCGTCAAATGGTGAATTCGCTCTCATATCTAAATATGTAATGGTTGAGATGTCAGATGAAGCTCCTATAGACGCGTTACCTTGTGGGTTTTATGGGTACACCCAAAGAGAATATCAAGATTATAACATTTATCCATCACCTTATCCTAAATTTAAAACAAAATATTATTTTCCAGGTGAGGTAATCGCTAATCCACCATTCGGTTCGGCCGCTAATGGAGCCCCCGTGGAATCTGGAGGAGATGTTGTTAGAAGAAGTTACTTAGGATTTTCATCTCAGTTTGGAATTGATGAGTCGTTTTTAACTTATAAAGGTAAACAAACACCTTCAAATTGGATACAATCACCTAGTGAAGTCGACGCTCAACGTTGGAATGTCCTAAGTAAAGGTTTCCATATGGATTCAGGTGCAACTGTTGTTACAATTGCAAACACTTCTATGTCAAGCGGAGACACGGCGTTTGAGTGTGGTGTTGCGGAATTTAGAGAAGACCCTGGAACACAAGAAAATCCTTATTACTTCATTTTCTCAAGAAAATATACTGTATGTTTTGCGGGAGGTTTTGACGGATGGGACATATATAGAGAATATAGAACAAATGAAGATAGATTCCAATTAGGTGCGTCAGGTTTCTTAGCAGGAGCTTACCCTAGTACAAGATACCCTACCGCAACAGGTGACGGATTATTCAAACGAATTGTTGTTCAGAACAATACTCAAGATTTTGCAAATACTGATTATTACGCTTATTTACTTGGTATTTTAACATTTGCAAATCCGGAGTCAACAAATATTAATATTTTTGCAACAACGGCGATTGATTATGTTAATAACTCAAATCTTGTAGAAGAAGCAATAGACATGGTTCAATTCTCAAGAGCGGATTCAATATATATTGCAACGACACCTGATTATAAGATGTATACACCGGATTCAACAAATCCTCAAGACATCATCTATCCTCAAGAAGCGGTCGACAACTTAGATAATACAGGAATTGATTCTAACTACACAGCAACTTACTATCCTTGGATATTAGTTCGTGATACGGTTAATAACACTCAAATTTATTTACCACCAACAGGTGAAGTTTGTAGAAACTTAGCATTGACTGATAATATTTCATTCCCTTGGTTTGCATCAGCGGGTTACACAAGAGGTCTTGTGAATTCAATCAAAGCTAGACAAAAACTTACACAGACAGATAGAGACACATTGTATCAAGGTAGAATTAACCCTATAGCAACTTACTCTGACATTGGAACCGTAATTTGGGGTAACAAAACTTTACAAGTCGCAGATTCGGCACTTAATAGATTGAATGTAAGAAGATTATTACTCCAAGCTCGTAAGTTGATTTCAGCAGTAGCTGTAAGATTATTATTCGAACAAAACGACCAAATCGTTAGACAACAATTCTTAGATAGTGTTAACCCTATTTTAGATTCAATCAGAAGAGATAGAGGTCTTTACGATTTCCGTGTAACAGTATCTTCAACACCTGAAGATTTAGACTCTAACAGATTAGTTGGTAAAATTTACATAAAACCTACGAGATCTCTTGAGTTCATCGATATTGAGTTTTTCATCACACCAACAGGAGCATCGTTTGAAAATATCTAAAAATAATAAATTTAATGGGGGTATGAAAGTATCCCCTTTAAATGTCAAATATGAAAAAACAGATTAAAGAAGGATTTAATCCCGAGGGAACACCAGATATGAAATATTATGCCTTTGATTGGGATGATAATATTGTTCATATGCCGACTAAAATTATGTTAAAAACTGAAGATGGTGAGGAAATTGGTATGAGCACAGATGACTTTGCGGAGTATCGACATGATTTAGGTAAAATTCCCATACAATACAAAGGAAATGTGGTTGTTGGATATGCCGACGAACCATTTAGGAATTTTAGAACGAAAGGTGATAAAGATTTTTTAGTTGACTCTATGATAGCTAAAGAAGGTCCAGCGTTTGACGATTTCAGAGAAGCAATAAATAATGGGTCAATTTTTGCAATTATAACGGCTAGAGGTCATAATCCTGAAACATTAAAACAATCGATATATAATTACATTATAAGTGGTTTCAATGGTATAGATAAAGACACATTAATTAAAAATTTAAAAAAATATAGGTCGTTTGTTAATGAAGATGAAATGAGTGACGACGAATTAATTAAATCGTATTTAGAGTTAAATAAGTATCACCCTGTTAGTTTTGGTAATGAAGAAGGAGTGTCAAATCCTGAAGAATTAAAAGTTAAAGCTATGGAAGATTTTGTATCATATATAAAAGGAATGTCTGGAATTATAAATAAAAGGGCATTTATTAAAAATGATATTTCAAATAATTTTATACCAAAAGAACCGGTTATAGGATTTTCAGATGATGATATAAAAAACGTAGAAGCTATGAGTAAACATTTTAAAGATAAACCAGATAATATAGTTAAGACTTATTCTACGGCTGGAGGCATTAAAAAGTTATATAACTAGAGAATAATTTCTTAAAAAAAAAAGTAAATATAAAAATTTTTAATCAAGAGTATATTTATAAAATATAAACACAAAAAAAAAACAAAATTGAAATAACATGGCTGATTTATTAATGAAAATGCCCATACCTTATGAACCAAAAAGACAGAACCGGTTTATTTTAAGGTTTCCATCCAGTTTAGGGATAAATGAATGGTTTGTTGAAAGTACATCAAGACCAACTATAAAGATTGGTTCAACTGAAATCCAATTTTTAAATACATCGACATTTGTTGCTGGTAGATTTAATTGGGACCCAATTACGGTTAAATTCCGTGACCCAATCGGTCCTTCGGCCGCTCAAGCACTTATGGAGTGGGTTCGTTTACATGCTGAATCAGTTACCGGTCGTATGGGTTATGCTGCAGGTTATAAAAAAGATATCGACCTTGAAATGTTAGACCCAACAGGAGTTGTGGTTGAAAAATGGATTCTTTATGGAACATTTTTAACTGATGTTAATTTTGGGTCTTTAAGTTATAGTCAAGACGCATTGGCGGATATTACCGCACAACTTCGTATGGATAGATGTGTATTGGTTTACTAGATTTACATTTAATATTTACAATTATTTTTATTTAACTTATAATTAACCGTAAAGCAATAAACTTTACGGTTAATTTTTTTATATATGGAAACACAATCAAGAGACTACGGTCAAGAAAATTTTACATTACCACACGATGTGGTTCAATTACCATCACAAGGACTTTTTTATAAAAATAAAAAGAAATCTTTAAAAGTCGGTTATCTTACCGCATCAGACGAAAATATTATAATGGCAGGGACAAACGACTTGACAACAAGTTTATTACGAGCCAAGATATATGAACCTGATGTTAAGATTGAAGACCTACTTGAAGGGGATATTGAAGCGATATTAATTTTTTTACGAAATACGGGATTTGGACCAGAAATGACACTAAATCTTGTTGACCCGGCAACTAAAAAATCTTTTCAGTCTCAAATTATTTTAGACCAATTAAATATAATTAACGGACAAATACCTAACGAAGACGGAACATTTACTATCCAATTACCAAAAACCCAATCAACTGTTAAATTAAAACCACTTAATTACGGAGAGATTATGGACATTAGTAAATTGGCTGAAACATACCCTCAAGGTAGAGTTGTTCCAAAAATCACTTGGAGATTACAAAAAGAAATAGTTGAAATAGATGGTTCTAATGACAAGTCAGTTATTGGTAAATTTATTGAATCAATGCCAATTTCAGATTCTAAATTTATTAGAAAATTTATGAACGAAAACGAACCTAGACTAGATATGAATAAAGTAATAATGGCCCCGTCCGGAGAAAAGCTGACAGTGAATGTTGGGTTTGGGGTCGAGTTTTTTCGCCCTTTCTTCTGATTATAGGAAAAACCAAATAGACGAATTCTATTATTTGAATAAATTTATGAATATCAGTTATGGTGATTTTGAAAAAATGCCATTATTCGTGAGAAAATATTTATTAGATAAATGGATTGAAGATAACAAGAAGGACTAAAAATTTTAGTCCTTCTTCTATTTATATATAAAGTTAAATAATTATGGCAGACAACGAAGGTAGTGCTAAAGAACTTAAAGAAAGTTTTGAAAGGTTAGGTCAACCTATTGATGAAATATTAAACGCTATTGGTAACATGTATCAAGAAGCGAATAGACTTAATGAGTCCTTTGTACAAGGAAGAACTCGTATGGATGAAATGAATGACGCGGTGTCAAGAGCAGCGGCAGGGGTCATTCGTTTGGGTGGTGACATTTCTGATGTTAATACAACAATGGCAGGTATTGCAGAAGGTGCTAGAAGGAATGTAATTGCTACAGAAGACCAAGTTAGTAAGTTATATGCTGCATCTACAATTCTCGAAACTACCTCAAGTTCCTTAGTTGAAAAATTCGCTGAAGTTGGGTATGAGACATCTCAAATCGGAGTTAACTTAGAGGATTCTATCCAGTATGTTCAAAGTGTTGGACTAAATGCTAAGACGGTAATGACCGATGTCACTCAAAACATGTCTATAATGAATAAATTCAATTTCAGTGATGGTGTACGGGGATTGACCAAAATGGCGGCACAAGCGTCAATGTTGAGGTTTGATATGTCAGCAACCGCTACTTTCGCAGAAAAAGTTATGAAACCCGAAGAGGCTATTAATACCGCGGCAGCCCTACAACGATTAGGTGTTGCGGTTGGTCAATTAGGAGACCCTTTTGCAATGATGAATGATTCACTTACTAATCCTGGGGCTCTACAAGATAGTATAATTAAAGCAACACAACAATTTGTTGAACTTGATGCTGCGGGAAATTTTACAATAAATCGTCAAGGATTATTGACTTTAAGAGAAATGGCTACTGAGACCGGAATCTCTTATGACCAATTAACAAAAAGTGCTTTAGCGGCCGCTTCTTTAAATGAAAGGTTATCGGCTATTAGTCCATCATTACAGTTTGATAAACCAGAAGACAGACAGTTGTTGGCTAATATGGCAACAAAGAAAGATGGTGAGTATGTTGTTCAAATTAAAGATGATAAGGGTGCGATTGAATACAAAAAACTTGGTGATATTACCGCAGACGAATTCAAAGAGTTGAGGAAAAAACAAGAAGAAGCTCCAAAAACTTTAGAAGAAATCCAAATCAGTCAATTAGATGTGTTGATAAATATTCAAAAGGCGATAGAATCAAATGTTGCAAAGGGAACTTATGGAATTGCGGGGGCTTCAATCATTAGAGGAAATCTTACAGGTGCGGAAAGAATTGTAAGTTCGGTTGCGAAATCGGTTGACAAAAATGTACCTGAAAGTTCTAAGATAACTGAAAGTATTAATGATGTCGTTAAAAAAATGGGAGTACTTTTTACCACAAAGGATATGGGTAAAATAAGTAATAAAGATTTTGCGATAAAACTTACCTCTCTTGAAAATGAAATTAAAAATAAAGCAAATACTCTTGGTGATAAAGGGTTTGATGCTTTAAAAAATATTTTACGAGATAGCGATAAACAAATTACCGGTAAAAGTGGTATTGAATTAGCGTTTAAAAAATATGCTTCAGAAATTTTGGGAGCAACAAACTCAGAGCTCAAAAAATCAAGTAGTGCTTCTAAAATTACAGGAACAAAAAAAATTGAACCAATAAGTAAATCAAGTATATTTGGAACTAAAAGTTTTGATGGTACTTCGGAAAAAACTAGTAGTAGTGTTCAGACGGTTAATTCGAAAGTTGATTTTGGAGGAGTTATAACAATTAAAGTTGACGCACCTCCGGGTGTTAGTCAACAACAATTAAAAACTTATATGGAATCTGAAGAATATAAAAGATTAATCTACGAATATATATCTCAAAAATCAAAACAGCTTGAAAGAACAAAGTAATTTTTGAATAAAAAATTAACATTAACCTATTTATAAATAAATAGAAAATAGATGGGTAGTCCATTAGATTATATTAGCACCGAAGGGTTTAGAAAAAAACTTATTGCGAGAAATTTGGCTCCATATTCCAAATCTCCAACTAAAGTTGTGCCACCGACAACATATGAGATTGTTCAATCTGATTTAGTTCCTGTTGATAGTCCGGACTCTTTTATAGATACACCATTTTTCGCCGATAAATTATACCCACTTAATAAATGGGGTAATGACGGGGGATACGAACAATTACCTGATTTACCTGTTAATACTATTGCCCCCAATAAAGGTGAATATGGTCCCGGACAACAAGACGCAAAACTTTTAGAAGAAGCCCAAATTGCTGCGAAAATCGGATTTCCAGGGATTGCACCACCATGGCAACCATTAAATGCTTATGGTCCTAATAGTTTACAACAATTAGATGCTGGAGAAGCAATCGTGTCTCCTGATTCAATAAATAACGGACTTACAGGTGGAGTCCCAAATTTATATAACAATCAACCATACCCAACAACTTTTAATTCGTCATCTTATTCATCATTATCAATATTATTATCGTCAGACCCACAAGGTAGTAATGGTCGTTTGAGTGAGGATTCCTTTATCGCTCGATTAGGGGCTAAAACATTAAAAAGAGAGTTTGAGGAAAGAATTGGACGAGCAATTATCCGAGAAACTATAGGTCGTGCAAATATTTTAAATGTTAATAGCAGCACGAATGTTGTTAATATTTTGACGGGTAGAGTTCCATTAATTGAACCCAATTATCAAATTACCGTCCCGTCTAACCCTATAACCGCGGCTGCGGACTTTTCACTTAGATTGACGGGAAGTTTACTACCATTCTCATTAATTCCTGGCTCATATTTTGACCCTAACATTAACCAACCAAAACCAGGGACTATTGCCCAATCCTTAATTGCCAATCCAATTGCTGCTGTAGGTAATTTTGTATCAAATTTATTGGGTGCGGGAAAAACAGGTTCTCAAATTTTCTACAACAATACGGGAGGAGGACAAAAGTCTATCTTATGGAAAAATATTAATTTTAATAAGTATAAACCAAACTACGATAGAACATTAATAGATAGATTAGGTGGTGCGATTGTTGGAAGCCAAACAAATAATGCTAATTTTTATGTTGGGTCAACAACATCTGACCCATCAAGAGTATTCTCACCAAGTAGAGAATTACCCGTAGATGCTTTTGGTAATGAACAACAAGCTCCTGTTTACGGACCTCAAGAACTTGCTCAATTATATGAAGGACCTAGTAAAGAAATTAGACTGGGGGCGAACGGACCAACATATAGTAATGGTGGAGGTATTGAAGGTGGGTTCACTTGGGTTTCACCAAAATACAAAGGAAATGCCGGTAAGAAAGTCGGAGTTGGAGGTGAGGTCACTAATCAAGATGAGGATTTTAAACCATCATCTTATAATAGTACCGAGTCAACAGAAAGAACTTTTAGGGAGGGTTCAATACTTGACGACACACAAAGAATTATTAATAGTCAACCACAAGGAGGTAAAAGATTACAACATGTAGGTAATGCTATTGACCAAGTTTCTAAAGTTTTTAACGATGGATATAAAGAGTTGACAAAAGGTTCTCGGGTTTTAAGGTATGTGGGGTCAATAGGACAAGAAGTTGGAACAGAATATTGTCGAGTATTTGCTAAAGACGTACCATATATTCAATATAATGATTTACAGAAAACGGACGGTATTGTTACTGAAGGTAGAAGGTTTTCATATTCAGTGTTAGATAAAACATATAACCTCAACATTGCTCCTAATAAACAAGAAGGAGGACAAGACTCAACAAATTTAGTTGGAACTTTTAATAATGCCGTTGCGAAAAAATACATGTTTTCAATTGAAAATTTATCTTGGAGAACATCAAATACCCCCGGATTCACAGTTTCTGATTTACCTGTATGTGAAAGAGGCCCCAATGGGGGTAGAGTAATGTGGTTTCCACCATATGGATTAACTTTTAACGAAACCGTAAGTGCGAATTGGCAGGGAACTGATTTTATCGGTAGGCCCGAACCAATTTATACTTACAAAAATACTAGTAGAACAGGTACTTTAACTTGGAAAATTGTTGTAGACCATCCATCGGTTTTAAATGTTATAGTTAATAAAGTTTTGGCTAACGAGACCAATAAAACTAGAATTGATAGTATTTTAGATTCTTTTTTTGCCGGATGTAGAAAATATGATTTATATGAGTTAGCTAAAAAATATTACACAATATCGCCAAATGATTTATTTCAACTTCAAACCGCTTTAAGTTCTAAGGAATTAACACCAGACCAAATTAAGTATGTTGTTAATACTATCGATAGTAAAGACCAAGTTAAAAGCGACAATGGTAGTACTGGCGGAGCCCCCGTAAATGATTTGAAACAATTTGAGAACATTTCGTTTTATTTTGACAATAACATACCAAAAGAATTGGGTGAAAATTATCAAACACTTTTTGACGCATATACTGGTACAACTAGAAGAGACAGATACAATACATATCCAGATTCTGGGGCAACAAATTCGTTTTTTAATACGGTAATAATACCAAATAAAAAACGAATTGATGAACTAATTAATGAATTAGCTAAACAATTAAATAATAACAAAGAAGGAACCGTAACATTATATTTTAAAAGTAGTACATCTCCAAAAGCAACAGAGGCGTCTAATAATATTCTGTCAGCAAAAAGAATTGATTCGGCAATTAATTATATCAAATCAAGTCCAAATTTGAAAAATTACGTCGATAAAAGGTTATTATTTGACCCGACCGGAGGAGTTGGAGAGTTTACCCAAGTTATGGCGTTTGATAGTAAGACAGGTCAATTTAACCCAAAGGGTCAAGTTAATTGTGGGGATAATGATGGTAATAGTCAACCCGCAAATAATGAAGTTTATACAACTAACGCAATGGCTTGTAGACGTGCTTTCATATCAAATGTAGTATCAACATTGAACGCACCCCCTGCCGTTCTACCACCAAAAAAGACTACCGTTGTTACAGGAAATGTCGTTACTAAAACCGAAACTGTTCCGGTTATTGAAACAACCGTAGTTCAAAGAGATAATATAAGTAAAAGGGTTTTAAGGTCATTATTATCTGAATGTGATTATTTCGAAACAATAAAAGAAGAAACACCATTAGTTTACGATAACTTAAGGGATAAATTAAAATTTTTCCAACCTGCGTTTCACTCAATGACACCAGAAGGTCTTAATTCAAGATTAACATTTTTACAACAATGTATGAGACCTGGAGATACAATCCCAACGGTTAAATTTAATAATGGGGTTAGATCTCTTAGTTATAATGATGCAACCAATACTTCATTTGGTGCACCACCGGTTTTAGTTTTACGAGTCGGGGATTTTTATAACACTAAAATAATCCCAACAAGTTTGTCATTAACTTATGAGGAGTTAGATATAAATCCTGAAGGTATTGGAGTTCAACCTATGATAGCAAATGTAACTTTATCATTTAATTTTGTTGGGGGTAGTGGATTAAAGGAATCTGTGGATAAACTACAAAATGCGTTAACGTTTAACTATTATGCTAATACAGAAATTTATGACGATAGAGCAGATTCAACTGATTTAAGTTATAAAGTGATTGATGCTGACTTTTTAAAATCTGCAATTGAAAATAATGTTGCTCCACCAACGATTAACCAAGCATCTCCAAATAATGGTCAAAGTAATGATAAAGCGGTAGGAACAATTCTTACAAATGTGGTTGAAGGTACAAATCAAACAGGAACTCTTAGTTATAGTTCTACTATGGATAAATTGGTTGAAGAAAGTCAAAATTATTTTACAAATGTTGTTAATAAAAATAGAGAGTCATTAAACCAATATAATAACGCGGTTCGACAACAATGGATGTCGGAGAGAATTTACCAAAAAGGTAAATTTTTGATAACTAAAAATGAACCTGAAACTTTCTTATTTGGTAAACCAAATAATTTGGAAAAAAGAGTTGATGAAATATTCGGGCAATTAATTAAAGACATTAAAAATGAAGATGAAGGGTTTATTGATTTTATCTCAAAACAAAATTTTACAAATAGACTTGTAAACCAACTCCAAGAAAATTATTCAAATTTTGTTAATAATAAAAGAGGTTCCTTCCAAAATGCAATTACCAACATAGCTAACGGTATGGTCTCAGTACAACAAAGTTATATTGGGTATATTGGAAGAATTAATGCAATTACTTACGCTGCGGCTTCAGATACCGGAACCGATGGATATCAAGTTTCTGATGGTAAAATTATCTCCTATATTACTTCAGGAACCACTGAAGTCGACCCTAGCTCAACCAATGTAACTAATACTTTAACGGAGTTATATAATGATGTGAAAAAAATTAAAAGCGGTATCACCGAATTTAATCTTATTAGTATCGCACCAACTGAAATTGATTATAAGGGTAAAAAATATACAGGACAATTAGTGTTTGAACCAAATTATAGACTTGAGACTAAAAAAGTGTTCAACCCGTTTAGCGCTGGTTTATTTGATAGTAATAGTGGTTATACCTTTAGAAGAGTTTACATGATAGTATCTAATGATGTTGTAGATTCTAAAAAATATGAATCATTTAAAAACGCATTAATTGGTAATATTTTAAGTAATTCTGCATTAATAGGTAAGGGTGATAATGATAAAATAAGTACGGAGTTTGATAAATACTGGTTAACGATTGCAAAACCGGCGTTTGAAGAAGAAAATGCAATAACTAAATTTTTTATTGATGAAATGGAGAAAAATAAATTAAAGGACTTTTTAAAATATACTCCATTTAATTTAAAGAAAAAAAGGACATTTACATATACTACCGAAGGTGCAAATACCCCTGCTCAACAAACATTAATTAAAGGATTAGGTTGGACTGAAAACCAAAACACAAATAATAAAACTTGGAACGACGAAAGTCCTTCAGATGTATTTATATCAAAAGCAAAACTTAACTAATGGCATATCAATATTATAACAGATATAGTGATTTTAATATCAATGGGGAACAAACTATTGTCCCTTTTGTAAGTATCGGACAAAAACCAACGGATAAGACATTTATTTATAAAGTGGGAAGAAGTAGATTAGATGTTGTTTCACAAGAATTTTACAATTCACCTTTTTTCGGTTGGTTAATTTTACAGGCAAATCCTCAATTTGGGGGGTTGGAGAATTATATTTATGACGGTGCTGTATTGATAATCCCTTTTCCTTTACTACCTTCATTACAGGACTATAAAGCGGCGGTGTCCGAATATTTTTTTTATTATGGCAGGTAGATTACAAGGAGATAACAGTGGTAATATTTTAGTAGAATTTGATTATCAAAACATTGTTGTTGTTGACCCAAATAAAACTATAGATACACTTAATAATATTAAAGAAAGGTTAGTTGACCATGAAAATTTGGTTATGTATGTTAATCTTGAGGCCGAAGTAGTTCAAAGAACAAAATTATCAATTGGAGGTGCTCCCAATGATACCACTCAAACAATATCGGTTGCAAAAATTAATTTTTTACGACCAACTGAGGAAACTTCTTTAACGACAGGTTATTATGATGAGTTAACGGGTAACAATTCTAGAAATGGTACAGGGGATAATCAAATACAAGAAGAAATAATAAGACCACCGAACGGACAGAATCCGTATCTTAAAACATCCGTCGCAAGTCCCGGAGGTAAACCTATTGATAATGGGTTGTTAGGTATAACTAGTATTAGTATCAAAACAAATACTTCATTTGTCCCTACGGTTAGTATGACACTTGAAGATGTTCAGGGAAGGGCCTTATTCCAACTTGGAGACAATTCACCATATTCCGCTTTTTTTAACTTACCATATTGCCCATTTTACTTAACACTTAAAGGTTATTATGGACAAGCGGTTAGATACCAATTAAATCTTAGAACATTTAACGCCAGATTTAATACCTTTAGTGGTAATTACACAATTGAATTAGATTTTGTTGGATATAAGTTTAATATATTAAATGAGATATCGATGGGTAGTTTATTTGCTACACCTCATATGTATAGTAGAACTTTTGATATTTCAAAATCACCGACATCTCCTGAGGGAGGTTCTAATAAAAATATCGAATCACAATCTAAAAGTGATGTAGTATCAAAAGAATCTTCTATATCAACTAATAATACCGTAACACAACTTGTGTCAGAAAAAGGATACCAAAAAATTGTTGAGGTTTATAGTGAATACAAATCGAAAGGTTTAATTAGTCCAGATTTTCCGGAATTGACATTAGCTCAATTAATGAATAAATTACAAGAGTTTGAACGAACTATTCAAAACTCATATCCACCTGTATTAATAGAGCCTTTAACTAATATTAGGACTTATAAGGAAACATTAACCAACTACTTTAAACGAATTTATTCGGATAATCAATCTTGGTTTAACAAATACATGAACCCAAAACCAATAAAATTGAAGGGAACGGGAGAGGAAGTTTATATTTTTAAACAAGAGTATGTTAACAATCCTACTATAAAACAAGAAGCAAATACCTTACTTGAAGGATTGGTTAATGAATTTAATAAGTTATTAGCTGCCAACCCAACTTTAGGTAAAGGTAGTACAACGCCAATAAAAAATAGTATAATATATGATACTTTTAAGAAACAAATTTCATTAAGTGATGTTGATTTAACACAAACAACAATTTCACAAACAGGGATTTTACTACCAACACAGGCAAACATTACCTCAACTGAAACGCTAATTTATGACCAAATTAAACCTACTACAGAAAAAAATAGTTCTGACACTAGAGGACAAACAAATAATGCAAACATTGTTTTACCCCCCGTTTATGTTTTTAGTGAATTCCAAAAACTATTATCCAAGATGGAAACAGAAACTAATAAGAAATTATTGGGTTATGAAACTGAAATTACTGCGGATTTAGCTAAAAAAATTGAAAGCTCTTCAATAGGGTTAGGGTTCAAACCAACTGTAAGAAATATTATTTCAGTTATTATGGCTTCTGCGGAAGGTTTTATTAGATTATTAGATGAAGTCCATACAAATGCTTGGAATGTAAAATACCATCCTATAAGGGCGAATGTTATTTTAAATAACCCATCCTCAGCACTTGGGGTTGATAATGTCCAACATTTTAATATTTCTCAACAAGCTAAAAACCAAAATCAAGGATTGGTTAATGGTCAAGAGCCAATTTACCCATGGCCTCAATTTTTTGTTGAAACCCCTGATGATAAAAAGGGTAGGTTCCAATTAAAATATCCCGGAGACCCAAAATATGTTGATTTAACAAACGGATGGTTGTACGAGGTATGGCCTGAAGTTGAATTTGTTGAAGAATATATGAAAGGACTTACCCAAAAATTTTCTCAACCCGTAACTCAACCTTCAATTGATAGTCAAAACACTACAAATATAATTAATTTTAATGCGATTGAATATCCTTCCGAAGGTATTGCTTATGTTAATAAAGTTGAATTAAAGTTTTTTTATGAAATATGGGAAAGACAGTTTCTAACCTCACATTACTCTAATTTTATTAGAGGTAATAGTAATCAAATTGACCAACTGTCAAAGTTAATTTTTAATGCTGAAACTAACAATATCAAAACAAGTTTAGGTGTTAGCTCTCCTTTCTTAACTTTAAAACTTAAGAATTATGATATAACCTCTCAAAACTATCCTAGTTTTCTACAGAATATTTCAAATCAAGGGACGGGAAGGTCTTATCAAGATTACATTAGAGATTTTTTTGTCACACCATATATTAAAACTTTAACCGAAAATTCGTTTAGTATTTTAAGTTTAAATGATTTAGGTAGAGAACCTCAAACACAAACAATTTCAGATGGTTTACTACAATTGGTGAAAAATGTAACAAACGAACCAATTATAATTGATACATACCCATTTACAGACCCGACATGGGTTTCTAATAATATGGCGAACAATGCAAATAGTTCTAAAAATTCTGTTTACAATACAACCAAAGTATTAACAGTTTTTGAAGATAGAGATGTTATTTCAAATTTTGATAGTATCTATAATTATTCTACTAACAGGCCCGTCACCAATTTTTCTTACCTTAGAGTTTCTAACCCAACAAATGAAGTGGCCACTATTGGTTTATCTGCGTTTTACGATTTAAGAAAAGACCCGACATTTTTTGTTCCAACCGAAGGATATATTAATTACTTTTCACCGAATAACTCCAAGTCAGTTGAAAATACAACATCGTTATTAAACACTCCTTATTTTGTCAATTCAATACAAAATGGGGTAGACCAATGGAGAAGAAACAACCCACATCCATACACTCAAGCGGCTTATCTTTTCATTAACTCATTACCACTGGCATCATTAAAAGAAAAATATAAAACATTAGATGCTTCTGCTGATTTGGATTATATTGCATCTTGTTTCAAAAAATTCGGTGCAATACATAAAATGCCTTACGCTTGGGTTTTAAAACTTGGTTCTATATGGTATAGATATAAAACATACAAAACAACTAATGTTGATATTTTAGATTCAGCTTGGAAGAATTTTGACTATAAAGGGAATTTTGACCCGATAGTAAGTTCAGACACTAAAACATACACCATCAATTATGATGGAGTAAAAAAAATTACATTACAAAATATTTTAAATAATAATGTTGAAATACAAGTAGGGTTTTACCCAAAAGTAATTAACGATTTTAATGTGTTTTATAATGGGTATGATTTGTATCAAAATTATACGGATAGTGAGATACAAAAAAGTATTGATTACGGAGTTCAAATATTTAATTTCAACGATTCAAATATACAGGTTTCAAGTGGAAACACATACCCATACCAAAATATTGAAACATGGTCGGTCATTGTCCCTAATGGGTTAGGTGATGATACATCCACAGGTGCTGAATGTAATCCAAGTAATAACACGAGCAATCTTAAATATTATATAGTTCCTTCTTTCGGAACGCAATTTAATCAAACTAGAATTGAATGTCTTAACAATAATCAACCAATATGTGAATTCGCAAATAACAATTCAATATATAACGGTTCAATTAGAACATTATGGGCATCACCAAATTATGGTTACTTTAATAATGAACAAATAGTTAAACCACAACCGGATTCTTATTTGAATAAAATTGAAACTGGTACAACACAACAATCACCATTTAAATTATTAATTACCGACGAATACTCAAAAATTGAAGAGATTTTCTCAGTATTTGATAAAAGTATTTTAGATAAATTTGAAAAAGAATTTTTAAATTGGTCTAAACCAATTGCGAATATAGATTTAGGTCCTGAAGTAATATTACCTGTTGGTCAATCTCCTTCAGACCCAAATATATTATTTAAAAATTTCCAATATTTGTTTAGAAATTTAATGGAAGTTAACTCAAAAACATCTTCAATAACTACCGAAGAATACTTTAACAATATTGGAGGTACTCAATTAACAATATTTTCAACAACAATTAAATCATTCTTAGAGTATGATGTTATATTGAAATATGGTAATCCATCTCAATATAATCGAAGAGTAACGGATTCTTATCTTGCTCAGGGAGGAGGTAATAACCCAATTGTTAGCCCAATTATATTTAATCCTTATATAAATAATAGTTTACCGTCGAAATCAAATACAACAACAATTGCCGCATCAAAATCAACTTATCCGGATGCGTGGTTAGAGTTAGAAACAGAAGTTGGATTTTCAACAATAACAAACTTGGCCTATTCTAATAGTGGTTCGTATATAACAGATTTTTTTATTGATAATAATATTGAGTTTACAGTAAATAATGTGAAGTTATTATCGCCGATAATAAAAATGTATGCCACCCAAAAATTGTTACAACCAACAATTAATAGTGCTCAATTTAAAGTAAAACTTCAAGAGTATTTAACAAAAAATTCTAACTTTCAAGACAATATTTTGAATTTAATTTTAAATCAAGTAAGGTTGGATTTACCAGACCAACAAGAATTACCCGAAAAAACAATTAAAAGTGTTATAGATGGTGACCAAAGTAAAATTGAAAATTGGGAGACATTTAAATCTTTAAATGATAAATGGATTGCCGGTTCTGATTATACAAGTAAAACACTATTTGAGGATTTTTTATTTTTAGATAGGGCGTCTAGAAACATTGGAGATACAATAATTTTGGATATTTTTGATTTAAAAGATACTCTTAGTATGAATTCTTTAAATATGCAAATGAGTGTTTTTACATTCATAGGTGGTATTTTAATTCAAAATAAATTTAATGTCATGCCATTACCATCCTATGTTAATTTCTATAATGTGCAAGATGTTTCAGGTGTAGTAACACCAAGCGGAGAAGGAAGTTTGGAATTTGGTGATAGAATGTGGGGAACATATCTTGATGTTGATTATACAAACTCAAGCCCAAAAATGGTCTGTTTTTTTGTCGGTAAACCATCAGAACATCTTGATTTACCAAAGGGTAATTCAAGGTATAGAAATGATGCTTTTGAATTAAGAAGATATTCAGATAATCCATGTATTGAAGATATTACTAATAAAAAAGATTGGGGTATTTCAAATAAGTGTGTTGGGTTTAATGTAGACGCTGGAATTAGAAATCAAAATGTATTTAATTCAATACAAGTTTCTATGGACTCCGGAAAGGCGACATCTGAATCAATCCAGGCGCAGATAAATATGGTTGACCAAGCTTCAGGCAGAAATGTTACAACACAAAATAATGGATTATATAATTTTTATAAAAATAGAAGTTACCAATGTACGGTTCAATGTCTCGGAAATGCATTATTACAACCTACAATGTATTTCAATCTAAGAAATGTTCCAATGTTTCATGGTCCGTATTTTATTACCGAAGTTAATCATACAATTACTCAGGGAAATTTTGAAACCACATTCACGGGGACTAGACAAAGTATATATAATTTACCTTCAATTGATAATTACTTACAAAGTATTAATCAGAATCTGTTAACTAATGTTGAAAGTATCATCAAGAACTCTAAAGATAATATCACCGGGAAGGCAATAACAGATGTGGACTCATCAAAACTTATTACTCAATCTGGTAATAATACTAAGGCAAATCCTAATTCATGTACTAGTAATTTATCAAGTAATTTTGTGTCTTATGGTGACGCTCAAACTTCAGTGTTAACTAGTCTTACACCGGAACAATTTGTGACTGAAATTAAAAAAGAAACAAATAATGTAAAATTACAAGTTATAATTTACTTGATATGTTATGTAAAAACATTTGAGTCAGGTAAATTTAATGGGTATAATAATAACTTTGCAAATATTACGCTAACCACCAATGATTACGGAGAAAGTGTTTTTTACTTTACAAAAAATAAATATTCGTGTCTTAATATCTCTAATTTAACTCCGGAAAAAACATCACAACCAATCGCCGTATTCGACACAATAACTAAATTTTTACAATTTATGATTTCAAGGTTAACACGTAATCTTGAGAGATTTACCGATGAATTCTTGGAATATGGAATTACTAATTATTATGTTTGTGAATGGCCAGTACCTACAGGAGTTTCGCAAGAATATTTCACTAACAATTTAAGTCAATATAAAAAATTAGATGAAACATTTCAGACGGCGTTTAGATCCATACCAGATGTCAAACTACCTGTGGACGTTGCACAAAAATTAAACAAAACTAATAAAAATCAATTAAAATCAATTGAGAACACAAATAAAGGTATAACCAATTCGCCAAATAATTTAAATACAACTAGTGTTACCGTCACTTGTCCTCCCCCAACGATAAACACATTTTCACCATTAACTGGTATTAGTGGGACTATTTTAACTATTGTTGGTGATAATTTAGACCAAGTTACCGCAGTCACAATTAACAATGTGACGACAACAAATAATATAACAATTATTAATAAATTTAATATTAGTGTTATTGTTCCTTTTAGTAATACCTCGATTCCTCAACAAGACTCAATAATAGTTAGAGGATTAAAAGGTGATGGGATAAGTCTCAGCGCGTTCACATATAACCCCCAACAATTAACGCCATCAACACCAATAACACCACCGGGATTACCACCTAATGTTAATACCCAACCTCAAATAGTTGTATTAACTGCAAATACAACAACTAATCAAACAACAGGCGGGAACACCAATATGGTAATTACTATCAACCCTGTCTCAGGTCAATGGAATATTTTACCTGAATATGTTGAATGGACATGGACCGCAACTAAACCTGTTGTTGGGCCTAACAATACAATTGTAGATGAGAAAATTGGACAAGGGACATTTGAAAAAGAGTTTGAAAATAATGTGAGTGGAAATAGACAAAGTTTCTCAATTACCGATGTTGATATACAAGGTGCGGTTAGTGAACGAGTTAGTTATGTTATTGATGTAAATAAAAACACTAAAATTCAAAGTAAAATTACTTTAGTTGCAGAACCTCTCGACAGAAATGTAATTTACAATGTTACCAATAATCCTAATGATGTTATTAGAGATATTTCACAAACATTCTCATTTACGGTTATAACAAGTTAACTTATTTAGTTTTGTTGTATATTTATATATAAAATAATTATATGAATTTAAAAACGGCATTAGACAACTATCTTGGAAAATCAGTTAGATACTCTGAAGAAGATAATGGTGATGGAACCAAACAAG